GATAGCCCTCATACCACTTGACGTCTTCGAAGAACAACCGGTCTAGGCGCTCGAAGCCTCGATGCTTGTCACGGCCGTCGTCAATAAGGGCGTGCAAGTCTCCGTCGCTTTCCTTTGGGTTTAATTCCAACACTGCGCCAATAACTTCTGCTACTGCTGGGTCACATGCCCAACCAACATCACTTCTGTATCCCATACTTGAGACCCTTTCCTATTGTTATAATACTATTTTACGCTAAAAGACCGTAAATGTCAAGAACTTTTTCTTTGGGAACTTCATCTAATTGTGTCCACCGGGTTGCTGGATACCAGTTAGTATAGCCACCGTTATCTAGTACAAGAATGTCTTGCAATGTTTCACTCACTTCCAGTACCATACCCCATTGGAACAGGCCACTGACTATCTCTGTGTTGGTTAGGTAGCAAGCTACCAAGTCTCCTGGTTGAAATCTTGGCTCCATACTATAACTATGTTGGAAAAAGTGGTTCTTCAGTGGGTTAATCACTTTCTCGCTTCATTAACCCGAACAGCCAGCCTACGTCTAAGTTGTTTACCCCTCATGGGAATGTGCGGTTGTAGGCAAACGCACGTTTTCCTTGTTTCATGTCTCAGCACTGAAGAACCTGTTTGGCCACGCGGGACATGCCGCGCATTGACTGACCAAACAAGTTATTGCCGGAGTATCTTAAAGGCTATGGTGCCCTTGAGCCTCACTCAACAATAACAACTCTTTCGTTAGTAGCAAAGTAGTTTGCCTTTGCATACTCAGGCGTAGTCATCCACATGCGCTGGCATTTGCTTGGCCGTGGTTTTGGTGCACACATATCAGTCAAGACAATGTGACCATCGAATCCGCCTTTGTTAACATAATCTGTAGGAGCGTTGAAGTCGGTACCACCCATCATCACACGCTCTGGCTTCTGGTTCTTGTTCTTCTTCCAAATGTACACAAGGTCTTCATCAACCTGTGTGTCAAAAGGGATCACGACAAACTCTGCAATAGCTGACAGCTTGTTCAACTCCGCAAAGAAAAGAGAAAGCATCTCGTCACTCACAGAACCTGACTGGTCAATCGAGATTGCAAGTTTGGCAACCCGGTTTGCCTTGCGACCTGGGTGGATGTAAGCATAACGGCGGTTGATTCGCTTGATAGAGCTAGACCTGTCTGCTCGTTGCGAAGACTTGACAAAGAATCGAAGAACCTTGCGCCAGTCTACCTTGGTTTCCAACATCTTCATCACATCCTTACGAACTGAACTAGACACTGAGCCCCAACCATTTGACTTGCTTGCTTCTTCTGCTGCTTTGCGTACAGTTTCTTTGAGACGCTCCTTGGCCATTTCCTTAACCTCGTTAGAGCACTGGCCCCAGCCTGAGTGGTCGTCAAGCGAATCAGGCATGCCATCACCGTTGCCGGAGTTGTTGCCTTGCTCTCCACCTTGACCGCCTTCACCATCCTGGTCTGCCCCGTCACCCTTTTGACCTTGGTCTTCCTCCTCGAAATCTGGCATGTTGGCAAGATACCACTCTGCTGACTCACCTTTGGGCAAGCCTTCAAACTTACCCTCGCCAGGAATGAGCCCGCCTTCTGGTAGGTGTTGCAAGTGGGAGTTGATTGCAAGGTCAGTTGCAATGTTCCAAAGTTTCATGTTACGGCGACCTTCTGAAGTTTCCATGTTTACATTCTCAGGCATACGACCAGTCACATGCTCGAATAGAATGTGATAGAACTCGTGCTTGAGAATGTCAGTACGATTGAGGTCTGTTAAGTCCTCAAAGAATTTGGGGTTGTACAGCATCTCGAACTGGGCTGTCTCAGGGTTAACCATGACACCGGCTGTGGGGATAGCGTTAGATGCACGCTTGTCGATACGACGAGAGATAGCTGCAAAGAACGGCTCGTCAAGTAGAAGACGAGCAGTGTGAGTATTGAGGTCAAATTCTTTGTCGGACATAACAGCCTCCGTAATTGTTTATATATTATAATAACACAAAACTAACTTAATTGTCAAGAACTATTTGTCCTATCCATTAATCATCTTGACGAAGTGCTTACTGACAGACTCACCATCGACATCAGTCTTGTGCAGCTTGACAGTGTTGTTGACTTCGCCCTTGCCCATTACAGTCCAGAGTTTCATTGCAACTTCAGAGGGAAGCATGATGAAATAGCGGGCCAAGTTGTCAACCTGATCTTGTGGTAACTCATCCTTGAATGTCTCTTCGGCCTCGAACTTGTCGATGATAGCAGTGTGATCATTGATACCGAAGTCAGCTAGCTTGGAGAAGTCACCCTTGACAAGAATGTCATCAGTCGAGACTTGGCGGTCGTAGTTCTGGATAAAGTCGTTGAAAGCTACAGCAGCCTCAAAGCCAACAAACGCAGAAGTCAGATTGAAAAGTGCAGGACTGGCATCCTCCAGCAGACCAGCCTGTGCCAGACACTGGTCGAGACGTTCCCAAGACCGACGAGAAGGATAAACCTTGTTCGGCTCGAAGTCGTCTGTGTGCTCAAGGTGGGCACGATTCTGATTGATGAAATTGAAAATCTCCTGAGAGATTTCAGAATCATTAGCCCATGCCAACCAGTCCTCCACAGATGGCTCGATGTCAAATACAGTCCAGCGATCCAATTCAGCCGGGTCCATCTCGCCAACTTGATACTGTGCTCCATGTTCTCCACCGTTGACTGCGGCGAAGATGAGCGTATCATCGTGGAGTTTGTGTCCGTTCAGCTTACGTGAATCAGTAAGCTCGAAGATGCCTTGGCGGACTTCCAAGGTGGCTCGGTCAACTTCGTCGAGAAACAACACAACAGGACGATCACATGCAGCCTTGAACCAATCAGGTGGATTGAACCGGGTCGAGCCTGCATCGATAGTAGGTAGACCAACCAAGTCACCTTCCGTCATCTGTGATGCACGACGCTCGACAACTTCCATGTCTTGTTGTGCAGCGTACTGGTACACAACAGTGGACTTGCCAATGCCGTGACGACCTCGCAGTAAGACTGGCTTACGTACAGCGGTTACGTGGTTTACGATTTGGGAAAATGTAGCAAAGTCAACGGCCATGATGATCTCCTTGTGTTGTTGGCGTTATTTCTTTCTCTATCTTTAACTAGTATCTCATAAAGGGTAGGTTTTGTCAATATAAAAATTAACTTTTTATCCACGTCTTCCCAGCTCTATAAGGGCAATTCTGTTTATATCTTTGCATGGATAAGCGCAAGAAAGTTTCACAATAGTTTCAGTCGAAGAGTTGGGATGTTGTGCCAGTGCCCTAGCCATGCTCGTGGTGTAATAGTCATAACCATAGCCCCTTGTTTTCTCATTTTTGACGCGATCATAAAGACTATCAAGGATAGATGTTGGAGTCCCTGAAGGTCCAGGTAAAGCACCGTAGCCCGCACCATAACCATAGCCGCCAAGGAAGGCCCGAAAGACACGATAGCCACCGTTCCTCACAAATGCCTTCTCTGCATAGTTGTCGTAAAGCTCGTGATACTTTTCCGGTTGGTCCTTGTAATGACCCATAGAAACCAAGTCGAACTTGTTTACGTAGCCAGGCTTGCTCCACAAGATGTCTCGGGAAGTCGAGCACAGGCCAGGGTTCTCAATAAGATACATGTGTGCTCGCTTGTAAGGGTTTAGTGCAATCTTGTCCTGAGTTTCATAGTCGAGGAATCTATTCTTGGCAAGGCCGATTAGCTCGGCGTTGGTCATTTGAAATACGTTATCTGCGAGTGGATTCATTAGTCGCTCCTTCATTGTTGTGTATATATTATGACAGGTTTTGAGGGGAAAGTCAAGAAGATTTTGATAATAATTTCAACCATTTAGTTCGGACCCAACGATAGTCATTGTCGTTGTCCGAGTTCAAAAGCAGAACCTTGCAATGGTATTCATCCGGATGGAATACCCTTTCTGTGTTGTAGTTTGGATTGATAGTCTTGCGGTCAAGCACAAGTGCCTGATACTTATCATACTCTACAAGGTCGCCTATATCTATCTTCTGTCTCATGTTATTATAATACCGTGAAATACTCGGTTCTGTCAATGAAAAGTCTGCCATCATTAAGTAGAACCAAGGCATCGAAGTCGTCATGATAAAGTTTGGTAACGATTCCGGTCATTCCATCAACCCCATCCATAATTTCACAGACACCAGCGTGAAATTTCACTATGTCACCGACTTTCGGTGTTCTCTTTGATTTTTCTTCTACGATTGATGCCTTGTGCATAACTTATTCCTACGTGTTCTTTTCTGATTGCTTCGTATAATTTCTGCTTGCTGACCTTGTGATCTCTTGTGATATAGTGATCCCCTTCCGAGTCATTCTTACTCCTAGCGCAGACTGCATAGTAAGCGTATTTTGGCGTTAATTTATAGATAAGGCCAATTATGTTTTGGCCATCGAGTTTATTATAAACCATATCACCTATTCTTATATTGTATACTTCAGTCATTGTCTTCGATCTTTATCAGCATTTCAATGGGAAATGTTTTCATTTGTGTGGTTCCACTAGGGGTGGTCTGTAAAATTTCGTACCAATACTGGTTGGGTGCCGACAACTCTTTTGTCACTATTCCATGACTTCTGAGGCTTTTTGGTGTACACTCCTCGTAACCATGGCGACAGACCCACACCAAGTCACCCTCTGTCAGATATTTAGTCATGGTAGTCCTCGTCATAAGGCCAACATCCATACATATCTATTGTTTCTTGTTTCCAATCTTTAGTTAAATTATAACCATTTGTGAATGGTTTGTCAAGTATTGATTTTTTTTTCGGCTTGGGCTTCGGCTTATTTGCTGCGTCATGCTTCTCAGCTAGGCCCTGAATGTGTGCGGGTAAATAGCTTGAGTCTCCGCCTTGAAAGACTCTAAGTTTCTCTCCTCGATCTAAGTATAGCGTTGGGTCACACCCTTTTACGACGTCGTGTTTAAGTATCTCACAAGCAGTCAGTCCTTTGATCCTTGTTTTCATATTACCATCGACGACCTCAGTGACCGGGACCCTGAACTTTCCTGACTTTCCAGCTTTGATTATGTGCCTCTCTCCTTGATAAAAGAAGGAAATAGCTTTAATGATTTGTTCTTTCATTTCTTTTTTGGCCTCCGAAGCTTTTTGAGGTCAGACTCGTGAACATAAATTGGCGAAGTCTCATCAATAATTAGTACCTTGTAGACCCTAGAGTTCTTTGCTGCTCGGGTAATTGGAAGAGCATTTACTTCTAAGACCATACAAGTCTTGTTAGTCAGGCCCCATGTCGAGCGTGTACCCCTAGCAACGGCACCGGTTTTCTGATCTGTATTAGCAATATCAACACGATTGTTTGCTCGAATCTGAACCATATCGCCCACTGCAAATTTTTCTGGGGCATCATATGATGCTAGAACTTTCAGAGCGTACTTGTTCTTGCACAGCTTGTTATACTCTCCAAGAGTAAGGACGTGATGTTCAGGGTCATCCAGAACCTTTGTAACAATATCATGGAAATAGTTAACATACTGGCCATCATAGTAATTTGCACACTTAATTGCGATGTCTCGTTGTTCTGGTCCATAGTTCTTGACCCATTGCTGTGCTTCTCGAATCTTGTCCATATTATATTTATCAGTCAACTTGAAAAGATGCCTCTCTTGTGAGAGAGAAAGTCTACCTTTTTGTTTGAACTGGTGTTCCAAAGATTCTACGAAACCTTGCTCCCACAAATTCATATGGTCTGCATGATATTGTAGGTGATTAAATGCGTCTTGATAATGTATTGATGCGTCACTCATAATTTTCTAATCCTATCTGATAAAACATACATTGGCTTTGAGTCTCCAACGTACATAACTTTAACACAATAAACTGAGTCGAATAGTTTGTTATCCTCGAAACCAAGGACAACGGCCGTTGATTCGGCAACGGGGTTGACAACCATATCTCCAACTTTAAAGTCTACGCCTCTCATTATATTTCCTTCCCAACTCCAATACCTGCTCGGATCATCAACAACATCAAGGTAGAACCCAAGGACATTGCAAGTGCCGAGAGCGCACAGAGTTTCAGTCTAACTTTCATATCTTTCTTGTCTATGAAGAATAGAATTCCAGGTAAATTCAAGAAAGGCAAAGCCATTCCCAAAAATGCCTGTAGAACTATCCAGTCATGAACTATCGCATAACTATACCAGTTCGCCCAGAAGTCTGTGATAAAGGCCAAGACAAACACAGTGAGGTACATATGCTCGTTCATCCAGTTCCAGACTTTCATGGGGTCTCCGATTATTTGTTATACATATATTATAGGTTATTTTGGTGGGATTGTCAAGAATCTTTTTCAGAGAACTCATTACTTTTCTCTGTCAATATTTTGACGGTGTGCTCTCCGGACAGCCACTCCCATGACATGAGGCTGGCTACTCTTATTGTGTCCGGTTCTTTGAAATGCCTTTCAAGCCATCGTTGGCGGGTCCAACCTTCTAACCAAACTTGAACTGGTGGTACATATATGTTGTTTCCGCACCTAATGAACCTACATTCTCGCACGGAATTCTTCCTTTACAATCAGGCACAAAACATACGGTGCTGCGAGCGCGCAACCCAAGGCCAATGAGCCTAACAAGTAAGCATCAAACAGTCTGTCTCTTATCATGACTAACCTCCTTTAGTTCAGCGCAATGGTACCATCCATTGTCTCTGTTATCAATAAAAACCATATATACCATGTAGTTTGCAAATGCCTCGCAAATCCCTATCTTATTGAGACGAGTCGACCAGTACATCTTATTGCACTTGAGATCCTTAGCTTTCATCTGTCTTCCCTCAAGACTCCATAAAGGCCCCAGGCAAAGGCGACAAAAGAAATCAAGAAGAAATCTCTGGCTGAGAGAGCAAAAAAATGATGATACTCTTTTGGTATAAAATACCCCATGTATATGGCCAGGCCCATCTGCACAGCGCCCATAGACATGATTGCTCGACTCATCATGTTACTAGTGTCATCTTTAGTCTGGAAATGTTTTTTACAAATCTCTTGTTTTTCTTTGAGATATACCCGGGCTTATTAATTCTTTCAAGCTGAGACTCTTCTAGTTCTGCCCACTCCCCACACTCTGGAAAATATACCAAATGTTTATTGTTAGATTCCGAATAATGTACGTAACAACCCTCGGTACCGTTTATGTTTCCGCAACTAAACAGCTCATAATCTTCTACACACCGGACAGCTTCGCCCTTAGTCATCTTTTCTCCTTGCGAATGAGCATGCTCTGTCTAAGTATATCAGCGATACTTTGAGTAAGTGAAAGCCTATCATTTTCGTCATCACAACAAAATTGTTCATTGTCTTCTAACACCTTCCTAATCGTGATGAAAACTTCTTCATAACTATTCTCTGCTTGTTCTATTGTTTTTGTATCTAAATTGTCTACCTCAAAATATATAGACTCAGAAGTTGAACCATGACAATCACTGTAAAGTTTTGTTGTCAACCTGTTTCCTTTTCTTTTTTTCTCTGATCTCACGAGGAACGTCCTTTTCTCTTATTAGTTGATAGCTTTGGTATGCTATTATTGTATCCTGATTCAGTCCATTTGTCAAGAGAATATTATAATACTCTCCGTGGAGAATGCCGACAACTTTTCCGTAGATTCTGGTGGGTTTGCCAAATGGAAAGTCTCTAATATATACTATATCACCCCTTTCAAAGTCATACATACTGTAATAAATAGTATGAAAAAATATTGTTTACTTTGAGATTCTAAACAGATAGTATAAAGTAAGTAAGAATAAAGTCCAAGATACACCGTAGTATATCTGCTCTTGCAAAGCCCACAATTCAACATCTGCCACTGCAGTTTCATGGCTCATTTTTGCAAATATTTCCCTTCTTTTGGCATATATTCAACTTCGGCAGCGTGTTTCCAAACAGTATCACCATTAGGTAGCAGCAGTTTCACTTTACCAACCGCATTAGGGCCCTCGACTATCATTGCAATCTTCGATCCATCCTCTTCGTAGGTTCCATGAGCAGTGAACTTCATACTTATTCTCACTAAATCTCCAATTTTCATACTGCAACCTCTCTAAGCCTCATCAAAGCCAACTCTTTCTTTTTGCACTCTAACATGATATCGTGGTTCTGCCCATAGCTTTCTACTGGCTTTTTGATATAATCTGAATGAGCTTGCTTACGTATTTTCGGGTCGCCTTGTTCAATCGCTCTTGACTCTGAGACGTGAACAACTGGCCTAATCCAGGGAGGCCAGGTTGAGGCTGCGAGTTCAACTGCCTCTTGTTCTGTGAGTCCTCCGGTGCAGAATCGATGGTGATGGTAATCGAAAACAATCGGGATTCCAGTTTCGTGGTGAATCTTGTCATAAATGTCCTTTGTGCTCCACATGGAGGCTTTATCGTCATTCTCTAGCGTGAAGCGCTTCTTAGTGTTTTCATCAAGCCCACCAGGTCTGTGAAAGTTTTCGATGAATCGCTTTGCTGTTCCATCCTTGTCACCGTATGTGCCGCCGACATGGATATTGATTTTGTTGTAGTGGCTTGGCTCGAAACCCATCATATCAAAGATGCGAGAATGGTTGTTGAGTTCCTTGTATGTCTTCTCCACAACTTCGAAGTTTGGTGACGCTAGACAGCAGAATGGGCCAGGGTGAAAAGTCAAGCGATGGCCCCACTCCTTGGTGTAGTCACCAGCATAGCGCAACCAATACTTGATTTCCTTGTAATGGGGCAAATCGTAGTAGTTGTACTCTGAACACCAAGGGAAAATGTCGGAGGACATGCGATAGAACTTGATATTGTTCTCTTCATTCCAAGCTAGGATCTTGATCAGGTCTTTGACATTCTGAAGAGCAAGCTCCGAAGCATATCTAATACCTTTCTCTTTGAATGTGCGCTTAATCATAGAACGATTGGTTGTGACACGAGTTTTCTTAGGTCCAGAGCTAAGTGTCTCGTTGATACAGGCATAGCCGTAATTCATTGTGTTACCTTTACTGTGATTGTTTATATAATATATCAGATGATGTTTGATTTGTCAAGTGAAACGTGACACTTATTTGAGTCTCGACCTTTTGACTCTCTCTTTGAAATCGTACTCTTTATTTATGTATTTAATCCAAGCATATCTCTTTCTCCGGGATAAATAATCTTTGTCTGCCTCGTTGCCATAAGCTTCTCTTTCAAATACATTATCATAATATGATAAGGTGGCATCTCTGGTCTTTAAGTAGTTGAAAATAAAGGAGAAAATGTATAAAATCCACTGTCCGGCGAAAGCTAGCTCCAGTTGCTGCTGAAAATGGATACACTCGTGCCTTTTGGTTTTCTCTGATAATTCTCCTCTGCACCAAACCCAAAGACCAAATGATATGGCCCAAATTTTTATGGGTGCAAACTTAGATAAAAACACGGGTATTCTACTGTTTTCTATATAAAATGGTTTCCAGTTTTTCATATATCACTCTCCAAAATAATTAAAGTCCCATAGTTATAACTATCTCTCTCATAACAAAACCATTCATACTCTCTAACAATTTTCCTTACAATACTTTTCATCTCCGGAGAGTTTCCTGTTATTATCTGACATGGCAGCTCTACAAAGTTTAGAAAAGTTCTGACTTTTTCATCTACCAAAGAGTGTTTAGTTCCGTGGAGGTCCAAAGTTTTCATGAGTTTCTTTCATTTTAAATAGCCAATGCACTGACACGTATCCTAGGTTATCGTTTACTCTATCTACAGGATTAGTGCGTTTGAAGAAACCATCAAATTCTGTTCCGGGCTGGATCTGGACAAGAGCCTTTGTCTTTCTGTTCATGGAATTGCTCGTAGCCTTCTTGTCCTGTTTAAAGCTAACAACAACACCGATCCACTTTTTTCCATACAAGACATGAGTAACTAGATCGCCTATCTTTAAATTATTATTTAACTGGTCCTTTGGCATCTTGCAGTCTCCTAGAGTAAATAGAGACCAGGACCCATAGCTAACTAACCTATGAAATAATTTTTTATTATGTATAACGCCCACGCCATTGAAATCGCAGACACAAGCATTGGCCAGTGTATTCTTTTGCTTTCACGCATATGTGTTAACCTCTGTCAACTTACTAAGGTCTGACATGCAAGATTGCAATATGTCTCCCCTATTTCTGTGTTCAGCGTCTTCTACTATTAGTTTTATTTTATGAAAAGTTCTTTCACAGTTTATATAAAACTCGAATGCACTAAGAGCCGCAGCGAATCCAGAATATATCACCGACCTTGAATCATGTCGAAACTCTGCTATACCATGACTGTCCACCTCTACTCTAAAAATTATCGACGCTGGTGCATCAGACCCGAGGGTTCGTGAAGCCTTCATTATTGGGTTGACCATAATATCAACGAGCTTTATCTTGTCGATACTTGGATACTCTGTGGCATATCTGTTGTGTAACCCCCGAAATAGGCCATCTATGAATCCTTTACCTTTCGAGTCCAACACAGACACAACCTCACCTCTGGTACCGGTCTCTTCGAAAGAAAAGTCCGTCGTTGTAAAATCGTCATTTAAAGATTCTGATGCTGATATCGAAACTGGTTTTAGTTTTGTGATTTTGTCTTTTAATATTTTGTCAATCAGTTTCTTGACTGCTTCTCTGCGAAATTGCTGCGGAGTTTTTCTCATCTTACTCTAACCTTATAAGTCCTGCTGAAAGTTTGAATAGAGACTGTACATTTTCCAATCTCTTAATGTCCCTGACGATTCTGGCCTTTACTTGCTCTGGCTGATTCATATCTCCGGGTACTGATGGTATGAATTTGATAGCTAAGCCAGCTATGTATCTACCCTCTGCGATCTTTTGATTTCTAATCGCCACAGTTACGATAGTTACATTTGGTAAAGCGCGCAGGTCAGCTAAAACATCGTCTAAGCCGCGAGATCGATCCCCCTCAGTCGTAAGGGTGTATGCCACCATGCAGTGAAACTTATAGATGCCTCTCTGCCTGCTTCTACCCTTTTCTTCTCCGAGTAATTGCTTCTCTAAATCTTTGTAAAATGTGTTCTCAACTTGGTTATCCAATGGTTCTACCCCCTCGCTCTTCGCTCTGGCTGCGATCATCTGTGTAAGCGCATTCTCTATATCTGGCCCATCTGTTTGTTCTGCATCCTTGGCGTCTATAAGGAAAGATACGAAGCCTTCAAGGTTGTAGCCTTCTTGAGCGACGGCTGTATCTGCGCTAATTCCAAGCTCCACCATAATAGACCCTTCTCTCTCATAGAAGTCCTTCAGTCGTAGGTTTGCCATGCCTGTCTGCTCCATGTAGGTTTGCAGATCTTGACCTAGGCTGGCGTAAAAGTTTTTGTCCTTGTCCTTAAGAAATTCTTCGAACCTTTCATCATAAAATTCCAACTTCAAGGTGGCCTCAAAGAAGACAGATATCTCATCTGCTAAATCTCTTTTGACTTCATATCGAAGTTCTACGTTCTGAGTCTGTGCCCTAAATGCTTCTGCTTCTTCTGCTGCCTGCCTCTCTATACGTGGCAGAATATCTTCTGGTGGATTCATCTTTACAACCTCGAATGCAGCTTCGTGTAGGTCCAAGAATAAATCATGTGCTGGTTCGGACCCTCCAGAGCCTGCCGTCTCGAAGTAGTCGTCTTGCAGTTCTATCTGGAAATCGGGCCCCATACCTTCAATGTGTTCCTCCAATGCAACTTCAAGGTCGCCGTCTGCGTGGCTCTCGTTCTCACCATCCCACCACATCTCAAACTCGGGTTCACCGGGACCGGAGAACTGCATAACGATCTGATGATTCACCGAGCCGACAGGGATACCATCAAGTTTAACGAGTACAAAAGCCTTGCTTTCTTCCTCTGTGTATTTACTGAAGAAGTTCTTCTTCTCTGTTCTCGTTATGCACCATTCCTCTCGATTGGGCCCACCCAAGAAACAGGCAGCCCTTGTAGTTAGTGGGCGCAAAGCAGAGATACCATTAGCCTTGTAAACAAATTCGGCATTTTCGTCTGCGTGTTGTTTTCCACTAGCGGCATAAAGAGCATTAGAGAGTGACCTAAAGTTATACTTGTTTATGTCTCTCTGTGGAAGCCTCTCTTGATAAACTCTGTTTACTTTTCGGTTTTGATTCATGTGAAATTTTGTTAACAACTCTAATACATCTTTAAAACGCTTTGCTGGGTCTATGTCTTGTGAATACCCCTGCTCTAAAGCTTTTGCGGCGAACAAAAGGTATTTTCCTGCGTCCTTTTGGCCAAACTCTCCCATGAGAGCTTTCAGCATGTTGTCTACATCACCTGCCTCTGTTGCCCTTGGGGCCGCAGTTTTAGCTATGTCGAGTCTTCCTTCAAGAATAAGTTGCCGGGCTGCCAAATATTGCTCCATGAGAGGAGTCAGCTTTGGCTTTAGGGGCTTTGCGGCGTAGTTTCGCCATGTGTTATTGAAATTCATAGTAGTATTATAGCCTTTTTACTATAAATAGTCAACAGCAAACGAACATATAGCTAATTTAAATACTAATTATACTACATCAAACCTTTTAAGGAAAAAAACATGAAACACGAATTAATAATGGAAAACTGGAGAAAGTATCTTTTGAGCGAGTCTCCCAGTTTTCTAGGGACAGCGGGAATAGGCACTGAATACGGTGAGGCATTGAATAAGTTGGGCGCGGATCCTGAGTATTTAAGGAAAGTCTATCACAACTATCTCAAAGGAGCTGGAGCTGTCGAGTTTGGAAAAACATTTCTAATTATCCTCAGAGAAATAGGTTTGTTATTTGCTGGTCCTCTCTATAATGTCACACATCCGGATGGCAGCCTATTTTTAGATCCTGACCCTGGAGGAGAAAGCCTCCCCACGAAAGATCAATACTTGAAGTATTATAAAGACTCCATCGAAATCGATGCAAAGGAAAACATAGCTCGGGAGCAAGTGGTAGCGGCGATAAAGAAAAAGCTAAACATCGCGCTCGACAACGATGAGGACGCAGTTGCCGCGAAGGTAAACGGCTGGATAGAAAACAATGAAGATGAGTATGCACGGATATATGATGATATACATAACAATATAGATGCTTGGGCTAAGAAGAATCCAAAAAAGCTTCAAAAAGCCAAAAATGATAAGATTGCCGGGGATGCGGGCACAAGATACAAGGATAGGGCGGAGAGCTTTTCAGACCTTAACTTTACCTTCGCTTGGAATGCTATCGCAGACGGGAAGAGAAACTTTGAACAATCCTGGAAGGAAGGTAAAGTCTTCGACTGGCCTGACGGATATGTTTGGATAGGGTTATTTCTAATAATGGATGTTCTGGCTTTAATTCCTTTTCTCAAGGCCTTTCCACGCTTTGCTAGAAAAATGACCGGTTTCGCAAAGAGTGCAAAAGGAATTGCACAAGCCAAAAAGGCTCTAGAGCAAACTGAAAGACTAAAAAAGGCATCTGATGATGCAATGGCCATTCTTAAGAAGTCTGACAATCCTCAAATACAACAGTTCATTAGAAAAGTCGAGGCAAAAAAACTCAAACTACAAGGAACAAACTAATAATATGAAGCACAAGCTTATAATGGAAAATTGGAGAGTTTTTTGCAACGAAACTAAGTTGGAAGAACAAAAAGCCAGAAGATTAATTAGAAGAAGGACTAGGAGGTCCAAGTCTTCGAGGCTTGACAAATACAAAATCAAAAAGCCGTCTAGAAATACCGCTAAAAAACAAGATCTTAAGAGACCGGGTCCTAATGCATCGAAGGCAGAAATAGAAAAGTACAACCAAGAAGTATATGCAAAGTACAACAGCAAGGACGGAAAAACATTCTGCATTCCAAAGATTACAAACGAGCAGCAATTACCGGATCATGCGACAAGGTGCATGAGGTTTGGAAAATCACTCAATGGTATGGTAATTGATCCCGCGGTGGATCCAAGATATTATAATTTAACCTACGAAGAAATGGGGAGCCTTAAAACGGTTTTTGGATATCAGAACACGGGCAAGAATTCACAAAGTAGAATTGACATATCTGACACTGATGTAAGAACACTCTTGAAGTTAAAGAAACGCGGTGGTGCGGCATTTTATCAAGGCCTTGTCTGGAGAGGTTTTGGAGTTGCTGATTACGCAGATCTGAGAAGAAAGCTTCCAGGATTTGATGACTGGCGACGGCGCGCTAGTAAGGAAGACCTGCAGGGACTGACTACTGAGCAATCGTTTGATGAAATGCTCAGATATATACGAGACAACCAGGACAATGTCCACATAAGGAATCGCACCCCTGTTGATGAAGCCGGCTACATCAAATTCCGGGTTGAGCGCGGAGAACGACATGTAACATCTGATAGGATTTCGGGCGGTGTGTCGTTCAGCACAGAAAAAGGTATGGCGCGCCAGTTTGCGAAGGGCGGAAGTGATCATTTTATGTCAAAATATCGAGTTATAATAAGAACAGCTGTTGACTCAAGTAACTCTATTCATGTGAATAAAACTCTGCAGAAAAATGCAAGATATATGGACGTCCAATGGGATAGGTTTGGGTACCGGAAAGCTAACGAAGGAGAAGTTCTTGTGTTTGGTGGGCCTAATTGGAATAGTAACAGTATCCCAATTGATACTATTTATATCAAGGTGCTTGACTAAATTACCAAAACAACTGTATCAACATTATAATAATAGTTAGCCCCAAGCAAACCATAGTCTTTGTGGTAAACATGGTTTCACCTAGTATCGCCCAAGTAAGAATAGGAAATATTATTAACCCGGCGCATGATGCTATGAACCTAGCTGACCATACGGAACCTGTTTCTTCCACAACATACTTCCAACCATACCAGAACAGCACAGACGTCGGAACACCCATGACAATAGCCGATAACAAAGCTTTATCTTTCCAGTATTCCGAAAATGACTGCGCATTTAGCTGAAACCAACCTAAAGTTTGCCCTAGCAGAAATAAAAGTATACCTAAATATATCATTAGTGAGTCCACAATCCTGAGTTTGCTAATGGTGCTCTGTATGCTAATTCCGCGGTCTTAGAAAGATCCAGTACCAAGCGAAACTCTTTGTTAGGTAAATAAAGCGTATCAACATTTGTCTCGTCTACCTGCTCGAAATAATCTAGCAGCAAAAGCTCTACGGTTGAAGCCGCTGATCTAAACTCTAGGGCTGCCGTTAGCTCCGCCTGTGACAAGTTTATCATTTTCTTATAGTAGTCTTCAAGAATGCAATCAAGTCTGTCTCTGATGGGCTGTAGGCCCTTGTAAAGCACCCTTAAGACGCTTACCTTGATAGGAGTAGTGGCTGCGTCCATTATGCACGACCTAGCAGCTCTGAGTAACCTCCAACTTTTGAAGTATACCCTGTTAACATATCATTGGCTAAAATGATTGGCACCGTTGAGTGGTTGTGAAACTTTTTGTACTCTTCCAAAATATCAGGGTGTTCTGTATAATTCAAAAAGATATATTCTTTATCTTTCTGCTTGCAATACTCTATAGCCTTGACACAGAACGGGCAGTTCAATCGTCCGATAATAATAAACCTATCCATTTAAAATCCTTTTACCGGGGTGTGTCTCTTCAAAAGAGGAGAATACTTCAGCAGCCGTTCCGAACGCGATCAACTCTTTAACAGAGCCTCCTTCGTTTAATTTTATTAAAGAGAACTTGTTATTACTGTATTCTGATTGTTCTCTTAACAGAAAATTAGAAGCTCCTTCATAGTCTGTTATCGAAACAACACTATTGGAGTTAATATACATCTTATTCACCGATATAACTCTCTTATATCCTTCATTTTCAACTTTCAGTGTCCTGACTTCTACTAGCATTTTAAGATCCTATGTTTTTTAATATGAAAGCACCGATTAAACCAACCATCGTGGTGAATAGTGTCCATATCATTCTTGAAGACGTTTTTTTCCACGACTCCAATTCTCTCAACCGGGCATATAATCCCTGATCTGGATTATAGACCGCTTCCTTTATCTTTGCAATATCTTCTGACATTGACTCTTGCTTGTTTTGCATGATGTCGATTCCATTGCAAACCTTATCTAACTTTGATTGTAGTTCTAAATTATAATCTTGCTGATTTGACATTGTAGGGCCCTCCACAATGTAAGTAGTTTTTAATTATGTACAATACTGTGATTAGTCAACAAAAGCGTACCTGCTACTGACACTGCGTTCTTAAGGGCACAGCGAGTCACCTTCGCTGGGTCCAATATTCCTGCTGACTTAAGGTCTTCTCTATTTCCTGTTGAAAAATTCACGCCTTCAAAGCCGGTTGAACCCTCAATCATAAGCATCGTCACTTCCGGTGATAAGCCGGCATTTGAAGCCATGGTCCTGAATGGGGACTCTAGGGCCCTCTTGAAGATTGGAAACGCGGTGGCTTGCTCCTCAGTGGGAAAGTTGGGAGCAATCGACTCAGATATGCGCAACAGAGTCATCCCACCTCCCGGTACTATTCCTTCTTGTTGTGCTGACCTTACCGCCTCCAGAGCATCCTCAATTCGATGCTTCTTTTCAATCATCTCTACTTCAGATGAAGCGCCAACACGGATAATAGCAACGCCAGAAGAGAGACGAGTAACACGATCTTGGAGTCGTCCCGCTTCATGGATATCATCAGTTTGTTGTATTTCAGCTTTGATGCTCTCAATAGTCTGATCAACTTTTTCATAGTCCCCTTCACCATCAACTACAGTAGTTGTGTTTTTGGTGATCTCCACACTTGCCGCTTTCCCAAAATCAGTCAAAGACACATCAGTTACCTGATGTCCTAGGGACTGTTGGAAAAATTTTGCACCTGTTGAAACCGCTAGATCGCTCATTATTGCCCTTCTTTCCTCCCCATAGCGAGGAGCTTTCACGGCAGCAACCTTCATCGATCCCCGCATAGTATTCATAATTAGTGCGGCCAATGCCTGACCTTCCACTTCTTCTGCAACTATAACGAACGGCCGGTTTTCTCTTGCGGCAATTTCAAGAGCCGGAAGTATTTGATTTACTTGATCTATTTTAGTATCTGTGATCATAAACATAGGGTTTTCATAGCGGCAAGTTGCGCGACGATTGTCTGTTATGAAAGCAGTCGCAGCATAGCCGCTATCAAATCTAAAACCCTCCACAAGATCTAAGCTGGTGTCTAGCGACCTTGCTTCTTCAATGGTAATGGATCCATTCTTGCCTACCTTGTCGACAGCGGTAGCGACCAAGTTGCCGATGGTTTCATCGTTGTTAGCTGAAATGGTAGCTATGTGTTTAACATCTTCTGCGGAAGATATTGGCTTGGAAAGTTCACTGATTACTTCAAAGGAGTCTTGCAGACACTGCTCCAAGCCTCTCTTTATTTCAATAGGTGATGTGCCGGATGTAATATATTTATTCGCCTGATTTAAGATCTCTCTCGCTAAGACAGTGGATGTGGTCGTTCCGTCTCCTGCTTCTGCGTTTGTCATGGCAGAAACCTGCTTCACAACTTCGGCGCCGGCGTTCATATGCGGGTCTTCGAAATTGACATTTTGAGCTACTGTTACTCCGTCCTTTGTGACGAATGGTCGCTTATCCTTTTGATGGATAAGGACGTTTTGTCCTTTGGGTCCGAGTGTTGTTGCTACGTAATCCGCAAGAGTGTTAACGCCGTCGAGAACCTTGTTGCGGAGTTCAGGTCCATGGCTGAGTTGTGTTGTCATTGTGACTCGCTTTCATGTTAGTATGTATATACTATAATGCATTTCGTTTGAAATGTCAAGAGGTTTATTTATCTTTTGCTGATTGAAGTTCTTCTGTCTTTGAAATGACGTTTCCAGAAGCCTTAATTGCTTCTTCTGCCTGGGTATCTTCTTGCATTCCGCCGGCGATATAGGCATAGGTGTTATCTTGTATTGCTTTTACGTTCACAAATATATCAAATAAAGACTCGTTAAGGAGACCCGTAACTCTATTCAACACCATCTGCGTATTCTTTCTACCGACGTTAATGGCACCAAAGAAAGCTTTGTCTTGGTTGGGTCCAAGAACTCGGCTTTTACTATAAGTGTGAATCTCTGCTACCATGTTCTGAGTTAAGCCAAACTGCTCTGTTGAAAGAAAGCCGCGGGTCTGGACTAAGGCTTCCAGCTTTTGCTCTCTGCTCATTGCGTTGTATCGATTTGTCGACTCCTCTGGCGAGAACCAATTGCTCTTTAGGTTAAGCCTTTTGTTACGTTTGATGGTCTCTTTCGTAGCAGAATACTGTTTTAGTATACTAAGCTTGTCAGCTGCGCCGCCGCCATTGTTGGCGGCTTTGGCGCGCCTTGCGATGTTGATGGCAAGACCGTTGCGTAGGTTAGTGATAGCCCTATCCTCCAGGTTGTATCTAGGTTCAGATAGCGTGTCATTGACCTGGGCTAAGGTCCCTAGCACTACCTGAATTAGCGCTGCGAACTCCGGGCCTGAACCGTGCATAGGAGAAGTACCCCTCTTAACATATGGCGCTCTTGGTTCATAATCGGGTGAAGTTTTTTGTTCATCTGACAATTTAGCATCAGGGTCGAATGGTACGAAAAATTTGTCACTTAATTGTGTGGCCCAACTTAGATTTTTAAGAAATTGCTGTACGAATGCATCATCAACTTGCAGTTCTTCTTGAGTTTTCGCGTTCATAGCCTCCATCTCCTTCGTGAAAGCTAGGGCGTATTTGTTTTCCATCTCTTCTGCAGAAGGCTCTGCGATGCCAGGAAGATTATCTATGAAAGCTTGTCCTTTTTTCGGAAGCTGAATACACAGCCTGGAGTGTTTTGAGGATTTAGAAAGTATGTCGAAAATGTTATCTAGAGTAAAATCAAATCTATACCACTTCAAGAAACCATTGACATCCTGTCCTTCTTTTTGGCCACCTTCAAAGCGTTTCGTCACAGCAACATAACGCATAAGATCGTTATCAAACTTAGGGTTTGTTATGTCGCCAACGAGATCTCTAAAAGAGCCTCCAACGTGTAGGTTTCCGTCTTGATACAATTTCAAACTTACAGGCATGGCGGTGCCGTCACTTCTAGAAAGAAAGTCTGCAATAGTACCGGTATTGGCTGGTATTTGCTCTCCCTCCATTAAGACAGCTAGGAACGCTTCGAAACTAAAACCCGCAGAGGCAGCGTTAAAGTTCGCTATGACCTTCGTTAAAGTTTTGTAGAAGACCAAGTAAGATAAAGCTGTTGCTATTTGCTTAGCTGTCGAGGTGGATCCACCTTCGCCAAACATCGATTGCATGGCAGCATCAGGGTTGTCATAAAAATTAGAAATTGCCCTGATCTTTTCTACAAAGTCCCCACCTTCGATGTTTTCCAAGAACTGCAACAGCTTTTGTCTCTCAGGGCCGTTCACTGGATTGTCACCTCCAGCACCTGTGACATCGGTCCAACCTAGCTCCGTGACTGCTATCTCAGGGATTGCATCCAAGGTCAGAGTCATAGACTTTCTCTCATTAAGAAACTGCTCTTTTAGAACCTGCAACTCACTCTTAGCTTCCTTGAAAAGAGTACCCTTTTCAACCTCGTAAACCTCTTCAATAAGATTAAAAAGGTCACCCATTGTTGATATGGTAGGTTTCTTGTTGTTCTCTGATAAAAACTCTTCGTGCCACGACATATTAAAACTCCTCTGTATAATTAGATAATTTCGTCTGCAATACCCATTTTAATTGCTTCCTCTGCGGAGATGTAAACATCCTTCTGGGTCTTTAAAAGCTTCTTTATCTTTGTTGGGGTAAGCTTTGTATAATTAGCTAACGTTTCAATGTATCTTTCTTGGATCCACTTTATCTCCTCTAGCTCATTCTCCATAGAAAAGATAGTTCCGCCGGTGCCTGCCATTACGTTGTGAAGCATGATACGGCAATTTCGACCGACTTTACGCTTACCTTTTGTGCCGGCAGCTAATATGGGCACACCTGCTGACATAACCTTTCCCACTCCGTAGGTCTCGATATCACATGTCCTTTTCTTAACCATGTCCATTATGTCTAATATAGAAAACATATCAGAAGCTGTACCTCCATGAGTAGAGACCATCATTGCAATTGATCTAGCAACAATAATAGGAGTAGACTCCGGGTCTGTTGGATCTTCAATCATTGGAGAGTGTGATGTGTTTTCAAGATACAACAGGGCAGCTACAACATCAGCACCCTTTTGCTCCGTGATGTCTCCGTAAAGATTGATAGCCCTAAGTTCAGATTCCTGATTAACAGGAGACTGGATATTGTTGACTATGACTATTTGCTTCTCTTCTTCTTTGGGTGGTGAGATTTTTTTCTTTTTATCTTTCTTTTTCGGAACCCCTGATACTCTTTTAGTCATTTAGCACCTCTTTCATTTCAAAAATTTTATTTACCTTGTCAGAATTTAAAAAACTAGTCCAATCAATTTCTGACTCGAACGTTTTCTCGTAAACATATATATCTTCACTGGTGTTTGGCACATAGCCGTAGGAAACACACATCCAACCGGGCAGCGCCTCTTCTATATCTCTCTGCTCTTCCGTTGTTCTTACTTGTAATTTCACAGTTTCTTGATCCACTTTCCAGTAGTCACCTTTCGCCTTTTTCATCTTCTGAAAGCCTCCGTATCTTTTGTATTAGAGACTGCGCTTCAGGCCAAGATCTGTAGTTTACGTACTGTCTGCCGTAAGCCGGGATGGCTTTTAAAAAGAGCAGCGTGTAAACCTCCATAAGGATATTGACCTTTTGCATCTCCTTCTCTAAATACTCTTGATGCGTGCTTTCTTCATCAATTTTTATTTTAAATTTTTCATTTGCTGAATATTCTGCAGCGGCGGCATGTACTGTATACACAGAATCCAGAACTTGCAACACCGCGGCGGACATTGTTAGGTAGAACCTTCTCTTCTTCCTTTGTTCGTCGAAAAAGAATACCGCTTTCGTCAGTACGACTCCTGCGAAAAACATCATGAGAGAATATATCTGTATTTCGTTCATAGTGTAATAATATCAGCTTTCTTTACAGAAGTCAAGAAAAAGGCTCCAGTGACCTGTATAGGTATGGAGCCATAAAAACAAGTGATATGTATTATTTTGTTTTACTTTCTGTTGCTAAGTTTTGCAGCGACTAGTCTCTTCGTAACCCTTTTCAAGACTTCGTTAACCAAGTCCTCTTGGTCGACCTCTTCTTCTTCAGGGGCAGGCTCTTCTTCGTCGCCCATGTCTTCCATGTCTTCCATGTCTTCCATGTCTCCCATGTCATCCTCGCCCTCTTCGCCGGCCATGGCTTCCTTGAGTCTCTCGCCTAGATCGATTAAAAGCTGTGCTTCCTCTTCTGTAAGGCTCATGTCTGCTGCGCCGATTTCGTCGCCGGCTTCAAGGTCATCGCCCATTTCCATGTCCATTTCCATGTCTTCGTCGTCTTCTTCGTCGCCCATTTCCATGTCCATTTCCATGTCTTCGTCTTCGTCTTGTTCGTAGAGTGCATCAACCTCTTCGTCGAGTTCCTCTTCCTCTTCGATTGTCTCTTCACCCTCTACGGTCTCTTCCATAGCGTCATCGTCGTGAGGCTTTTTACCTCTCTTTGCTGGAGCATAGCCCATGCCACCCTCGTCTAGAAAGGTTTCCGTAAGGGAATCAACATTTGCCAGCTTCATAAAGCGTCTGATTGTGTTCTCTGTTAACAGTTTGTTACCACTCATTTTATTATCTCCTTGTTTTTTTGAAAGTAGTGATTAATGTAATAATACAACTATAAATAGTAAGTTTTAGATAGAAAAGTCATAATTTTATTCTCTTTGAAAGTTTCTTCAAAGCTGATTTTTCTATCTGGGACACTCTAACTAGAGATATCCCTAATCTTTTCGCTATTTGCTCAAGCGTCATAGACCCATGTTTGCGAATAGCGTAGTGTATGCAATTGTTATCTTCCGGATAATCTATCCAGCATCTTTCCTTGTTCTCACAATCACAAAATTGACATTTTTTATCATTCATATTCTTTTTTATCCATCTCAATCATATCAAATATGTCTTCCCTTTCAGTGTCTGAAATTCCTAGTTGCCCTAGCAACTGCTTTCCTGATTCTAAATCTTTTTTTGTTCTTTTCAACTTTTGCTTTCCCATAGATTTTTTATTTATTTTAACTTTTTCCATAACAGCCATCATGTCAGGGTCGTTATCGAGATAAAGACCAACAATGCCGGCAAAAAACCTAGTTTGACTCAGATTATCATATCTTAATCTGATTTTTAGGTCTGCTGACGTCTTTTCGTATACCGAGAAGATGAACTTTACGATTTTCTGAGGGTCTTTCATTTGGTTAAAATATGTGTAAAGCTCTCTTTCTGTCCGGATTGCGTTTGCCTGACGAAAGTAGATACTGATCTAAGTTGTTTTATGGTTTGTGCACCACTATAAGAAAGGCCTGATTTTACATTTTGAGCAAGATCAGCTAATACATCACTTGTGGACCCCTTGTATGGGACGGTTGTTGACACACCCTCCAAGGAGGACGCGTGTCCGCGCCAAGCGATCTGGGCCTCTCTTGATGCCATGCCTCTGTAGACCTTATACCTCTCACCTTCTGAGTTCACAAACGTATCCCCCGGGGTCTCTGTTGTTCCTGCCAGCAAGCTACCGAGCATGACAAAGTCTGCTCCAGCTGCCAATGACTTTACAATATCGCCGGCGTTTCTAATCCCGCCGTCTGCTATGATTGTTGCTTTTTTCAATCTGTCTGCACATACACGTACAGAATGAAAAGTAGGAATACCATGACCGGTTTGAATACGAGTGCTGCAAATAGAGCCACCGCCGACGCCAATCCGAATCGCATCTGCCCCCCAATCTTCTAAGTCTAAAGCAGCCTCGGCAGTTGCAACGTTGCCAGCAATAACAACAACTGATTCTCCGAAACTATCTTTTATTTTTTTTAACGCGGCTTCAACGTTGCTATGGTGACCATGTGCGACATCGACGCACAAACTAAAGACACCCGCTGAGACCAAACTCTTTGTTCTTTCTTTTAAATCTTCACCGACACCGACGGCTGCAGATACCATAGAAGCGCCATGGCTTCTGGCCTCGTCTACCAAGAGTGACTGCTCTTTTATCGAGTTGTATCGATGGACGATACCAAATCCGCCGGCTTCGTGCATAGCGACGAGCATGGCGGAAGAGGTAACTGTGTCCATGGGTGATGAAATAATCGGTAATTTAAATTGTTTATCTGACAAGTCAGAAGATATGCTTACTTCTGATCTGCTGGATATATTGCTAAATTTAGGAACCAACAACACGTCATCAAAACTAAGCGTTGTCGGGTATGTCTGAATCATTTTTCACCTCCTTTACATCATAGCAGTTCGTACAAATTAAGTCAATCTTTTCTGAATATTTGTCGATGTGCCAATTGTCAATACTCTCGCCTTTAACAGGTTCTCTGCCACAGACAGAGCAAGCTACCTGCTTTTTAAACTTAGTCATCGCGTTTTTAAAATCTCTCATGAAGGTCTTGCGAGCGGCGAGCATTTGTCGACGCTTTAACTTTCTTGTGAAACTTGTCATTATTTATCCCCCGTGGACCCAAGAGCGCCTGAGCCCCTAGAAGTCTCTCCTCCATAGACACTATCCATCTCCAAGATTCTGATGTTGGGTTTTTCAATTCTCACAAAAACTCCTTGAGCAATTTTTTGGCCGGGCTCGATAAACTGGGTCTCTTTTCCTATGTTATGTAAGTTTACAAAAATCTCGCCGTCATAACCTTCATCAACGACGCACGCTCCTGCGATTAGATGCTTCTTGCTGGCAATTCCAGACTTGTTCATAATTTGCAACATACAATCCTCAGGTACCTGCATCTTGATGCCTGTCTCAAGTAAGACGCTTTGCCCGGGTTCGATTCTTTTTCTCACCATGTTGCTTTTTGGGCAAAAGAAAAAATCCATGCCGGCGTCTGTCGGGTGGGCGCGCACAGGAATTTTAACTTTCTCATGGGTTCGAAATACTCTAACAAAATTTTCTTCTAGCAAAGACATTTTTCCTCCAATAGTGTGTAAGTGAAACTGTTATTCCACTGGTCCCGAGCATCAGAACAAGTTTCCATAAACTCTGCAAAATCTACACTACTTTGAAAAACCTGGCAGCCGGCTGAGACCCCACCTGTATTAAGCCTAGCGTCTGAACCTCGATGCTTGTGGATATTGATACCATACCACCCTACGTCCTCTGGTCCGTGATAGTCCGGAGTTGAGTCTCTGTTGTTGTCTCTCCAGACGCTGACTTGTCCTCCTCTCTGACACAGGGCCATGTGGCCTCTGTCTCTATTCCCATGCCATCCAATCTTGTAGGTGCTCCTATATTGACCGGGAACCAGAATAGCCGTACCCTTGTGAGCTACCTCCTTCAGTGGCCTTTTTAATATAGACGTACCTGGTTCGGTCGTGATCGGATAAGTATCGCAAACCCACTGTCCTTCTACTTTATAAATCACGTTTACAAAGTCGTCAAACTTTGACGCGTCGCCGGAGTCGTTACGAACTCCAATGATATTTAAGTTGTAGTCTCCATTTTCAAAAAATACAAACCCCTTCTTTTCTAGTGTCTTTTTATACTGATCTGCAAGAACTTTTGCAGCCAGTCCTGTTAATTTAGCCATTTTATTTCTCCTTTATGCTAATAGCTTGAACATCTTCCTCATACTAAAAGTTGAAAACCCCCATTGCTGGTTGTAATTTAACCTAGCCATGTAAGGTCTGTTTAGTTGCACGATGTCTCTCTCTGGGTCTACACCCCAACATCTAATTACTGTCATTTCGTTATTGTCATCTATGACTTTTACGACATAGAAATTCTTACCGTTCTTAGATTTCTTCAGCTTACATTCCCGTGGTATAAACCAGGTCACTCCAAGTTCAGGATCGAACTCAGAAATGGGTGGAATATAAAGTTCATCCAGCTTCTGCCTAACTCTGGGCGTGACCACTGCGTTAATAGGAAAGACTCCGGTCAGGTTCACTAGATACTCCAGCTTCTCCTCTTCGGAAAAGTCTCCTTCAGGCTCGTACTTTTGAATATTTTCGATAAGGTTCTTTTCTTTCCTGGGGCGATCTTCTGCAACGGCGCTGAAAAAATGTTTCAACCCACTAAACCTGTCGTCCATAAGACAACTTAGAGCTTGAGCCAAGCAAAGCGCCGAAATAGATTTCTTATTTAGTTTAGAATAAGTAATTTTGTCGTGAAACAAAAAATCTTCCACAGTGTTAAATGGCCTATGTTCAATAATCTGCTCAATAGCTTTGATGCCTAGTCCCTTGATTGATGACAGAGGCTGGATTAATGTTTTGCCGTCTTTACTAATCTCCCAGTTTACTCCGGATGTATTTATGTTTAACGGCTCAACATTGTATCCGAGTGACTTTGCTGTCGCGATGGCTCTTTCTTTTCTTGTCTCTGGTTCTTTATCGAGGAATGCAGCTAGCCATTCTGCTGGATAATAGTTAAGTAAATAAGCACACTGGTAAGATAATACACAGTAGGATACAGCGTGTGACTTGTTAAAACCATATCCTGAAAAGTATTCAAAAGTTTCCCAAAGTTCTCTTGCTTCATAGTCTTTCATTCCTTTCTCGACACAACCACGTTTGAATTTGTCGAAGATCTTGTCTTTTTCTACCTGGATTTCACCAGTACCTTTCTTAGTAAGTAGTTTTCTAAGCTTGTTACCCTCGTCTAGAGTTAGATCTTTGCCTAATTTGTGCGCTAACATAGCAATCTGCTCTTGAAAAATAAGAAACCCATATGTTTCCTCAGTCACCTCGCGGACGTGCTTGTTAATATACTCTACGTCCTCTGGGTTAGACTTGGCACCTATATACTTTCTATCAACTCCTGCACCTAGGGGGCCTGGGCGGTAGATGGATGTGATGGCTGATAAATCGATAATATTATCTGGTCTCGCGTTCTTGCAGAACGATTGTGCTCCAGTTTCTGTGAACTGGAAAATACCTGCCCACTTCCCCTTGTGGAAAATATTTTCCCACACTGATCGATCTTCCAGATCTATCTTTTCCGGATGAAGGTTTTTATCATAGAATTCTTTGATATCTGAGAATGTAGGATTCTGCATGCCGTGATGGCGCTTTAAAATTCTCTCGATGGCGCCTTCGAGCATACGAAGCGAGGCGAGACCAAGAATATCGAATTTAATAAAACCCATCGGCTCCAAATGTCTTACATTCATACCCTCAGACCAAGGCGTTTGTCGAACTCCGCCCGAATTGATAAGCGGCATCCACTCATCTAGATTCTCACCTACAACAACCCCGCCGGCGTGGCGAGATGCAGATCGAGTTTGACCGTACAATTTCTCGATGTGAGTCTTGATGTCTGGGTGCTTTACGAGGAATGCCTGCAGGGATTCCGAGAACTCCATCAACTCTTCGAATGTGGGAGCGTATACTCCGGATGTGATTCCATGTTTTGCTTTCGCTCGGGGGGTAGCTTCGTAAACCATCTTGCTCGTCACATTATTTACTTCCGTAAACTCGATACCGTAGAACTTGGATATGTCTTTAATGAGAGATCGCAACTGAAGTGTGTTCCAGTTTGTAATAGGCACTACAGAGTTGTCGCCCCATTGATCAATAAGAACCTCTTTCAACACCATGGGATCAGAAACGTCATAGTCGATGTCTGGATACCCAGAACCGCCTTTGGTCAAGAACCTTTCAAACTGAAGTCCGTACTTGATGGGGTCGACCTGAGTTATGTTTAGAACGTATGCGACGAGGGATCCTGCAGCGGAGCCGCGGCCGGCTCCCACTAACTGCTTATCTACTGCGACATCCGCGATGGACTTCATAGTCAGAAAATATTTAGAGAAACCTCTTTCTTCGATAACACTGACTTCGTGTTTGAGTCGATGAACATACTCTTGATTTGTGTGCAGACAGAGCGACCTGAGACCCTCAACACAAAGGGCGGCCAAGGTTTGACCCGCAGTGGAACCCTCTGGGACGACAAAGTCTGGTAAGCGTACCGTGTTGTCTGGCAAGAATGTTTCTATTCTTTCATGTGCGATTTGGTGCGTCTTAATAATCGAGTTGAGAACTAAGTCATCATCATACTCAGCTCCGCACTCTTTCGAGTACTTTTTATAAGACTCGAACATTTGATCTCCATTCTTTGGATACAACTCATAACCAATTTCTTCGACAGAAATCGGAAGCTCATCCGATAAGTAGTCTGGCTTACCCTTACCTAGCCATCCGAGTCGCTTATAGAGTTCTCGATCTTTCCAGACATCCGCATTATAATAGTGCGAGTCTGCAGTAGAAATAAGGTCCACACCAAACTCTTGATGCATTTGAATAATGTATCGATTTAGTTCGTGTTGCTCTGGCACGTTATTCCACTGTAGCTCTCCATACCAGCGATCTCCGAAAATTTCTTGCATTTTCTGCGTAGTCTTGCGCATTGCTGCAAGTATTGCATCCGGCCCAGTGTCCCTATTCTCCCAATAATTTCCCGCATAAACACCGCCTAGGCAAGCAGATGCGGCAATGACACCTTCGCTATGCTTCTTAAGTAGAGCATAATCTACGCGAGGGTAACGGTAGAAGTTGTCGCCACTGTATGAGCGAGATATCATCTTAAATATATTTTGTAGACCGGTCTGATTCATCGCTAGCAAAATGAGGTGTCTTCTGCGGTTTAGGACAGACTTAATCTTCTTTTTTGAAGCGCCCTCATCTTCGACAGTTGTTCCGGAGTTGTCTGCTTCGTAGTCTGACTTCTTTTTAGAGGCCTGTTTGATTTCCTCATATTCCTCTTTCCACTTTGCAACTGACGGGATGAAGTATGCTTCACAACCAAATATAGGTTTAAATTCTTTGCCGGCTTTCTTCATCTTCTTTGCATGTAACACTTGCCAAGCTAGGCCATTCATATTGCCATGGTCGGTGAGCGCAAGTGCGTCCATACCGTTATCATGGGCGAAGTCCATGTGCTCTGGTGGATAGCCAAGGGCGTCAAACGGAGAGCCCGCGACGGAGTGGGCATGTAACCCTACGAATGGAATTTTACTTGTTGTTCTAGATGTCATTCACTAACTCTTTCATTTCCTCAATTACTTCTAGCAACTCTTTCTTTAATGTTGCTCTATCAAATATGTACAAGTCCATTATAAACCTTTGCTGGTCATTTGTCAACAAATTAAAGTTATCTGGAAAATTAACTGCCTCCTTAACGTGCGTTGGTATATTGTCGTAAACTTCCTGTAATTTTTCAAATGTCATCTTCTGTTATCCTCCTGTGATAATATGGTTTCATAAATTGCTTTGTTGGTCTAGAAAGTTTTAGACCTGAACAGTAATATTCTTGTAAGTTTTTCCAGGTATCTAAACTGTGATACTGGTCGATTTCAACTTTCTTATCTATCGATACTACATCGATATCAAATATTTTGTCAAGTGTAAAATTGCGACTTGACCACCTTTCAGAAGCATCTATGTTTCTGCTTCCTCCGGTGCACTGATTTTTAATATGATGCTTGAACTTGGGCCAATCTTCTGGAAAAAATGTAAATGCTAAATACTTGTTATCCCTTACTGTCTGTCCTTCGTGCGATAAAAAGAAAGACTGAGTTCCCCTGATTGCGTCCCTGTGGCTCCTTACAACGTCAGAATCATACACTCCGTACGGGAAAGATACAAAATATTTTGTTGGTCTTACCCACTGACTCATCTTGTCAGATATCTGAAATGCCATTAGTGCACCGTGTAGTGCGGACCACCCCAAACTGTCCCTCCTGTCTACATCCTTCTGCGTCATTGGTGTGTAAAAAATTGGTATCCACTTTTCATGATATTGTTTGTTTTTAACAAAGTCTTTCTCCTCGAAGTACCTGGGTGACATTACATAGTCTCCTAGCCTTTCTTTAATCAGAGGCGCCACGTCGTCACCGCACACGATCCAAATACTATCACATCCAGCATGAGCACATTCGTAAACAGACCGGTCGAGCGCTAGCAAGCCCTCCCTCAATGGCTGCAAATAATCGGGCCATGGAAAGCCAAAGGAATTCTTCCAACCAGTGAGAGGTATTATTGCTGCGAGGTTTCTACCCTTTGGAGGACTCTTCAATTATTTCCCCCAAAGACTTGTTTAAAAACTTAATATTTTCAGTATCGACATATACGTTGTTGTCTTTCTGATAGGAAAGTCTCCTAACGTGAACGACTTTCGGTTTTCTATATTTTGGCTTTCCGCTTTCGTAATTTTTCATAAATCTTCCCTGTACCCCTATTGACTTAAGGTGCCTCTCTACCACAAACCTAACAATTGAATCTGAATAGTCAAACAAATTTAACTGTTCTTGTGTCAATTCAGATTCCACAACACAGTCAGTTATAAAATCTGAGCCGTCGACCCTGCCGGAACAATAAAAATGAAGAGATTTTGCAAAGTCGCGGTTTTCGACCAATGCAGGCAACTCGTATCTCCTTGGGCCCAAAATTGAAAGCTCGAAATCATCATAAACTATAAACGTCTTGTCCTTGGCTAGCCTAATGTCGTTCTCTAACTCGATTCCACTAGCATTAAAGACGAAAAGTTTTTCAAAAGCATATTTAAAGACCGTATTACCGGTAGTGACCCGAATCATGTCATCTGTAATTCGGATAGAGCTAGTTTCTTGAAACGAGACTCTTCTTGATAAGAGTCCTAATATTAAATTTATTTTTGTCCAAACCTGTTCATCAGAGTCTAAACCAAATAGGGGTATTGACGTTTTATGATAAAACAGAGATGGCGCCTTTCTTGTTGGTATGAAAAAACAACCACTTACAAGAGCATAACAAGCAGCTTCAACTGTTGAGCCTATCACAAAACTCTTCAGTAGCATATTCCCATTTTATAATCATAGCGTACACCTAGAGAGGCTGGAAAGAATCCCTGGCGGTTTGTTCTGTTGGAACTTTGCCCTGATGATCCCAAACATATGTCATCTAAGATAGACATTAAATCATCATACATTTGCTGTTGGTTGCGAGATAGTTCAAAAACAGTTCCATTGCCGCTTGTTACATAATTATTCCAAACACGGGCCCGACGCTCTGCAAAAGCATAAAACTTTAAATTTGGAGTCGACTCAAGTGCCTGTAAGACCTGATCTGTAGTGACTCTCGGAACCAGATAAGACTGTGCGAATTCGTCACTAAATAGTACTATAATCCTGTCAGCGTTTGTACGCCAGTTTATTTTGAAGAACTTCAAATCCGGGTTTGAACCCATCCTGTTTGCCCAAGTTGCGTTGGCGAAGCTGTAGTTAAAATTTCCAGAAATATTCTGAAGTGATAACATTATTGCATCCTTAAATTGCTCGTTTCCTGTTTGGTTGTCAAATTGGCCCACATTGGCAAAGGCTGTCAAAAACTGATCGAACTCGGTAATATCAGACTGAAGTATAAGCATCTCTTGAGTGCCGCTTGGGGTGGTGGCCGCTTTAGGTCCAACTACCAAACCCCACTTCAATTTATCTTCTGCTGCGAAGTCTTGAGCAAATCTGTTCATTGCCATCCTTACCGCATTGATATAATTCTCCATAGAACCAGACCAGTCAACTAAAAACAAAATATCTGTTTCTGGAATTTCTTCTCCATAGTCTACGACTCCGTCACAATCATTGTCCGCTCCGTCGCAAATCTCAACACTAGGCACGATCTCTCCGCCGCAAAGGTCGACCACTTGGCCTTGATTGGGGCTTTGCCCATACCATTGGCCCCTGTTACAAGTCTGTGTGCCGGGTGCACAAACACCAACACTCAAGGTTCCCTCTGGTCCAGTGTAACACTCTCTGATGAGTTGTTCATCCACAAGAGCATCACAGTCTTCATCAAAGTTATTGCAAAGCTCTGGGTTTGTTGGGATGCCTGCGAACTGATCACAAGGTTGATCATCTTCTAGTTCTGGTATCCAATGGCAGAGGGCGAAACATTCCGTCATCTGCGTAACTTGACATTCTTCATTTATACATTCGCATGTCTTGAATCCCATACCACAAGTCAATGGAGGTTCCATGCAGGGCACCAATGCTCCCACTGACTCTGGTGGACACTGACAATTTAAGCCTTCGTCTACTAGATTATCGCAGTCATTGTCTTCTCCATCACACTCTTCATCTGTTGGCCTCTGTGCTGTGCAACCTATCCAGTCACCATTTGCACAAATTTCCAGTCCTGAGTTGCAAATGGTGGTGCATTCTCTTATAAGTTGTTCATCGATAGAGTTGTCACAGTCATTATCGAGGCCGTCGCAGATATCTTCTGGTACTTGTCCACAACCGCCGCAGGCGTTTAATTGATTCTCATCTATGTTTCCGTCACAATCATTGTCAACGCTATCGCACACCTCCTCTTCTTCAAAGCAAGTTACGCATTCTCCGTAATAAAGCCTACCCTTATCACATCGAACTTGCTGCGTACCGGCAGTTCCGTTTATCTCGCAATCATATGTAAGAGTGAAATCCTCGTTGATGCCGGGAGGGCAATCAAATGCATGTTGACACCCGGTCTCTTCAATGATCTCAGCTGGTGGGCAGTTCGGATCACGATTACGATCACAGGGCACCAGGTCTTCATCACAAATATCAAGAATTGCATATTTCGCTTGGATTTCTACTCCTCTAGGTGGGCAGTACCAAGTCTGTTCTTGGCAGCAGTTTGGGTTACAATCACAATATCTAACATGGGTGTTTGGGAGATTGACACACGGGTCGACCCATACATCTACCGTGATGTCTGGTATAACAATAACTTGAATGTCGTGTGTTCTAGCATCTGGTACCAGAGTTCTGGATTGCTCCATATCTGTTCCGCTAACTATAGTTTCATCGCTGCAACTAACAATTGCCAGAAAGCAAACGGCATATACGCCTAACTTTTTTAACATAACCTAACCTTTTATAATATCCTTTTTTTGTAATACATCTAGTGCCCGCATTGTAAAAGCACAAACCTTTATCTACATTACCCTTAGCATAAACTCTAATATTGTAGGAAAGTATCTGTGCTCCAACTTTTATCGACACTTTTGGGTCCTTGAGCTGCTGACAGGTGTACTTACGATTCTTCGTTTCAAGTCCGCCTGTCCACTTGGGAACAACCTGTGTCAGGCCGCAGGCGCCAGCATGGCTGACTACACTTCGAAAGAAACCACTCTCAACATATATGACCGCCGCGAGGAGCGCGGGGTCTAAAGAGTTGCGCTGCGATTCAACTCTTATATCGTTCTCATACTTGCACAAACTGCGATGCTGATAGCCGGTTAAATCTAGGTTTTGATAGGCCAACAGGCACAGTGAAAGTAAAAATGCCATTACTTTTCCATCTTGTGTTTCATATAAGACTCAACAGAGTGTGGAAAATATTGTTCTACTATCTTCAGGCAAGCCTTAGCAACCTGTTGAATCTCCCACTGTGCCCCCTCGTGCACACGTAGTGAGACAAATTTCAACAAATTGTGTAAATTTACAGTACCATAATATTGAGTGTATAA